GCAAAAAATCATCTCTAGGTTTGCACTCGATTTTGTTTCAATCGAGGGTGACGAGGCGACATTCTCGAAAGACATTAAGGAAATCGAGAGCGAATTAAGTCAGTTTGTGTTTAATAAGTCTACAGGCTCAAACGATGGCGGCAACACAAAAGGCGGTGGCAATAACAAGCCTATGACGTTCAAAGAGCGTCAGAAAGCTTTAAATGCTTAACGATTTAATTTATAAAAAGGAAAATAAAAGATGAATATCTTAGAAATGCAAAAACTTGCAGATGCACGCGGTGACGCATACGCTGCAATGGTAGCACAAAACTTTATGGAAAATGAAGGTTTCTTTGGTGCAATGGAATTTGTCGAGTTTGGCGGTTCTATGTCATACGGTTGGAACGAAGAGAAGACGCTTCCATCAGCTCAGTCACGTTCAATCAATGCTGATTACACTCAGGATGATGGCGAAACTAAAGCAATGCAAGAAGGTCTTAAGGCTTATGGTGGTCTTATCGGTGTAGATAGAATGGCTGCTCAACAACTTGGTAGCGATGTAGTATCTGCTAAACAAGCATCACAGATCAAAGCAATCCGTCTTAAAATCATGAATGACTTTTTTAATGGTTCTTCAGCTACAGACAAAACACAGATGGACGGGCTTAAGTCAATCCTACCAACTACTACAGCAGGGCGTGTCGATCGCGGTTATGTTGTTGCTAACGGTGGAGCTGCACTATCTCGTAAGAAGCTAGATGAAGCGCTTGCAAATACTGATATTGATTCAGGCGCGGTTATCTTTGCAGACAAGCAAGTTCCTTATCTTATCAATCAGTATGGTGAAAGCCTTGTTACATTTGACAAGAACGAGTTTGGCGCACCAGTTGCACGTTACGGAGACCTTCCGATTATCACGGTAGACAGAAACAGCTTAAACGCTAAAATTCTTGGATTCAGTGAAGCAGGTTCAACGTCTTCTTTGTTTGTTGCTAATATTGACGTTGATAAGGTTGCTATGCTTTCAGGTACGGGCGGTCTTACTGCAAGTCCAACAGAGCAAAGCGGTTCAGCTAACAAGTACCAGGTAGACTGGCTTATCTCTTTGATGGTTCAGGGTGATTACAACTTGACACGTCTTAGCGGTTTCACAAATACATCGATGATTGCATAAGGAGCATTAAATGGGAAGATATAACAGAACACCAGACGCAGACCTAGAGATCGCGGCATCCGTAGAGTATACGGCAACAGGCACAAGCACAGCAGTAGAGATTCCTTCTGTTGGTGCAGGTGATTCAGCACTAGAGTTGATGCTAGACATTGACGCACTAGGCGGTACACACGACGCTTCTAACTACTACAAAGTAGAATTGCAAGCAGGTGAAACATCAGGCGGCACTTACTATATCGTAGACGGTGTGGCTGTAACAACTGATACTTTGGCAGTGGGTGCTAATGTAATCGGACTCAACACACGCCAGATCACAGAGGCAGTCGGTTCACAAGATGCAGCGTTCTATCGCTTGAACATCACAAAAGTTGGAACAACTGCAACAGGCGCAACACTATCCGCAGAGTTTACGAAAGGTAAATAATGGATTTTCCTTTGACAGTAACTAAGGGTAAAGAAGAAGCGAAGGTGCTACACGCGCCAGACCTTCAAGGGTGGCTTGAAGACGGTTGGAAGGTTAAAGGAAACGATGACAAACCAACTCCGTCAAAGCCTGTAAAAGAAAAAGACTTATCAGGTCTTGATTTATAGAACTTCCTTCGGGCGGTTCTTTTAAATTAAGGAGTATAAAATGGTTATAATGAATCATTTAGACGAATGTGTTATAGATGGAAGAGTCTTTGAAATAACAGGCGAATTATCAATAGCAGGCGCAGGCACAGCAAAACTTCTTGGGAAAGCTTCAGATGTAAGGTCTTGCTTGATAAGTTACTTTATTAAATCAGATCAAGGGCCAGTCGAAGTAAGACTAATTGAAGCCCCGACCGTAACAGATGACGGAACTTTAATAACTCCAGTAAATAGAAATAGAAACTCGGACAACACTTCTGATACAATCGTATACGGAGCACCTACCTCTTCAGGCGGTACTAATGTATATCAAAACAAAGTATATGAAACGGGAACAGGCTCACATACACAGGGGGGCAGTATTGAAATGCCTTCAATATTTGTTCTAAAAGACAATACAGACTACATTTTCGAGATAGAAAACTTAAATGTAGCTACGACAACGGTATCTTATTCTATATTATGGTGTGAAGAGGAAAAATAAATGGCAATAGTAGTAGGCACGAACTCATACGCAACAGAGGCAGAACTTGCAACATACGCAAGCGACAGAGGCATAACTATAACTACGGTAGACACCACAACGCTACTTATTAAAGCTATGGACTACCTAGAGACGAGAAACTATGTCGGTGTAAAGACCGAGACAACACAGACTTTACAATGGCCTAGAGAAGTATGTACTGGTATCTTATATTGTGCTATTGATAACACGGTAGTTCCGACAGCGATTAAGCAGGCTCAAATGATAGCCGCGCTTATTATAGATGGTGGAAATGAAGTACAGCCTACAGTTGAAAGAGCGGTTAAGAGCGAGAGGGTTGACGTACTAGAGGTAACCTATATGGATAACGCAGTAGCAACGATACAGCACACGAAGCTTCAAGACATTCTAAGACCTTATGTAACTCACACGGTTAGGGCTGTAAGAGTATGAAGTACGATTACTCATCTTTAGCGTCTACAGCAACAACACTTATAGACAAGTTCGGGCGCGATACAACGCTACGCACAAACACAAAGAGCGGTACAGAGTTTGACCCTACGATAGTTGCATCAGATGAAACAATATCAGCCGTATTCCTATCTTACAAGACCAATGAAGTAGACGGAACTCTAATACAATCAAATGATAAGATGATTTTAACTTATACATTGATTGATAAAAAGAACGAGATCATAGACGGTGGAAACAAATACGAAGTGATGAACGTGCAAGAAGTGAAGCCTGGCATAACTCCAATGATTTATAAAGTGCAGATACGGTCATGAGTTTCTCGGACGATTTAAAAAGATTCTCAAAAAAAACAGGCTTAACTCTTGATGAGGTGGCAGTCACAGTTTGTTCAGAACTCACTAAGTCGGTGATAATAAACACTCCAGTTGATACAGGTTCAGCCCGTGCGAATTGGCAAGCGTCATTGAATAGACATATAAGCACAACTACATCGTCAAAAGATAAGACGGGTGCATCTTCTATCTCGAAAGGAATAAGTATTGCTAAAGGCGCAGCAGGCAGTATTTTCTATTTAACAAACAACCTTCCATATATAAGAAAACTGGAGTTCGGTGGGTATAATGCAGGCTCTAAAGTAGTAGGCGGATTTTCAGCGCAAGCCCCACAAGGAATGGTTAGAATATCAATGCAGAAAATAAAAAACAATCTAAAGAGGCTATAAATGAAACAAAACGAATTGCTATTAGCTGTATACAACTACTTAGAAACTATTGTCGGCATACCAGATGTAAATTATCCAAACATCGAATACACAACGCCTACGACAGACCACTTAAACGTATTTGTGCTAAACAACGAACCGCAGACAATAGGGCTTGCTAGTATCGTTTGGTATAACGGGCTTATTCAGATTGATTCAGTTATAGAGCAGGGAAAAGGCGAGATTAAAGCCGCTACAAACGCACAAGCAGTAATGGACGCTTTTTCTATAGGCACGATTTTAACCAATGGCACTACTTCAATCCGCATAGACCAAAGCCCTTATGCGTCGGCTGGTGTGGTGCGTGATGACGGTTGGTATTTTATCCCGATTACTATTCCATATAACATGGTTAGTTAATCTATAAAATAATATGCTATAATTAACGCACTTAAAACCAAAACAAGGAAAGACAATGGCTTCAGGCGCACAGACAACAGCAGGCAGTACAATAGCCTTATCAGCTTCACTACCTACCACATACGATGATAACATCACTACTGGCTTTCCATCATTAACTTATACTCTAGTTGGTGACGTAACAGAAATCGGAGAAGTTGGAAAAGAGTACAACTTAGTAACTCACAACCCTATTGGTGATAGAAAGACATATAAGTTTAAGGGAAATTATAACAATGGCTCTCAATCTTTGTCAATGGCATCTGTTCCAACTGATGCAGGTCAAATTATCTTACTCGCGGCTGTAAGTAGCGATACTTCTATTTCAGCAGTAGTAACAGATCAAGCAGGGAACAAGCAATATTATACAGGCACACCGTTGAGCTTTAAAGAATCTTTCGCAGCAGAGTCAATCCAAATGGCATCATGTACTTTTGAACTTGACTCAGACATTGTTAAAGTAGCAGCTCCATAATGGATATTTCATCTCTAAGACCTCTTGAAGAGGTTGAAGTAAAGATCACTCACCCGGTTACTAAAGAAGAGACAGATATTGTCTTTACTGTATATGGTACTGACTCAAAAGCATACCGCCAAGCCGTACGTGATGTTATGGTTAGACGTATGGCAAACACAGATGCAGCTTCTAGCGAATTAGAAGACGATGGGATAGAAATACTAGCCCATTGCACTAAAGGATTCAGAGGGCTTACTATTGATGGAAAAGAACCTGAACAGTCTTTAGACGGGTTTATTAAGATTTTTTCTGAATTCCATTGGATTAAAGAACAGGTTGATATCTTCATAGGCAACAAAAGTAATTTTTTTTTGAAGCCACAAAAGACCACTACACTTACATAAAACAAACAGCGTATTATTACGCTGTACCACACGGATTAAAGACTTCAAGATTTAATTTAGCTAAACAATTAAACAGACCTGTTCACCTTCCTATAATAGATAAAGGGTATTATTTAATAAAATACCTAGAAGAAATGGGTTTTTGCACAAATAATGGTGACAAGATAGTACCTATAACTTTTACAGAACTTAATTCATGGTTACAATCTACAAAGCTTGACTTATCACATAACGAAATAGTCCATATCAAGAAGCTAAGTGATAGTTTCGTAAATGCATTTAATGATTCTTCAAGAGATGGAGCATTACCTTATTATTCACCAAGCGGAATGGAAACAGCTAAATAGTTTCAAGTTCTTAAGAAAAAATAGTATAATAATGCAAAAGGAAGCAAATGGCAACTGACATAGCAAGCTTGAAGATTAAGGTAGATACAAAAGACTTTAACAAAGCAAGCATGGAACTTGACAAGCTAGAGGGCAGCGGTAAGAAGGCTGAAAAGTCTTTTATATCTTTAAATGCTGCTACTGTTGCATCTGTAGCTTCAATATACCTACTCCAAAAAGCTGTGTCGAGTGCAATAGCAAGCGGAATGTCTTACAACAAGGCAGTAGAACAAGCAAGAAGCGGTATTGTGGCCTTATCAGTAGCGATGCAGGATAAAGCTATACCCGTACAAGAACGCTACAGGATAGCACAAGAAGAGTCCATAGAGACACTTAAAGAACTACAACGCATAAACGTACAAACCCCCCACACCTTAGAGCAAACAAACCAAATCTATAAATCAATGTACGCATCTATGAAAAATATGGGTGCTTCTACTTCTGATATGGTAGAGATCACACGCTCAATGTCAATAGCGGCAGGAGCGGCAGGCATTGAATTCAATAGCTTGCTTGCAGGGGTTGATGGTCTTGCAACTGGTACAGTATTGGCAAATAGTGATTTAGGTCGCTTCCTTGGTTCTGTAGGCTTAACAAACGATGTTCTAAAGAATAGCGACAACGTAGTCAAGACCATAACGGAACGATTAAAAGATTTTAAAGCACTTGGAACTTACACCGAGGCAGTATCAAACTTTGATAATGCTTGGAGTCAATTAACAGGCAAGATGACAGCAGATGTGTTTGAAGGTTCTAAACAAGGCCTTAACGAGTTAAGCACTCTTTTAAATAGTATGTCAGATGATGATATAAACTCACTAAAAAAAGGTATGAATGAGTTTGGAATTATCGCACTTAATGTTGTTTATGGTGCAGCCACAGGGGTAGTAGAACTTACTAATGCTTTTGATTCTTTAGGCGCTAGAATCGCAGGGGTATCATTCAGAATAAGCGAAGGCGTATTTCTAAACGATGAAGAGACCGCAGCGCTTGAAAGAATGTATCAAAAGACAAAAGATAACATATCCTCAAGAGAAGGGTTCTTAGAAACTCTTAGAAAATCTAAAGAGACCATGGAGGAATCCATAGGCGCAAGTGAAAGACTAGCAGAAGCAGAAGCAAAACTAGTAGCAAAAGATAAACCAGCAACATTTGATATAAATGCAAAAGGGGAAACTGGCGGCGGCGGAACTGAAGACCCAGAAGACAACACAGCTTTTACTGAAGGTGTAGAAGCATACGAAAACTACCTACTACAACTAGAAGAAAGAAAAGATCGCTTGATGGCTACGCTGTACCCTATTGAAGGGCTAACTCAAAAATGGGAAGAACAGCAAGAAGTTATTGAGTTATTATTTCAAGAGGGTAAAATATTAGATGATGAAAGAAAATTAAGACTAGAGGATGCAGAAAAACAACATCAAGACAGAGTTACTTCATTAATGGCTAAGTCTATGACGGATAGACAGAAGTTCATGGCAAAAAGCACTAAAGACCAAATAAGTACAGTGTTGGGCGGTATGCAACAAATGACGGCAGGAGCAGCAAGCCAAAGTAAAGAAATGTTTGAAATAAATAAGGCTTTATCACTTGCCAATGCAGCAATCATGTTGCCAGAGGCTGTAATGGGTGCTTACAAGGTAGGTGCTTCAATGGGTGGCCCAGTACTTGGAGCTGCTTATGGTGCTTTAGCTTTTGGTGCGCAGATGTCTCAAATATCATCGATACAGAGTTCATCCTTTGGCGGCGGCGGTGGAGCAACTTCTATGCCAACAAGTGGAGGTGGCTTTGTAACTACTCCTGGAGTAGCCCCTTCAGACATAGGCGGTGCAACAGAAGACGATGAGCCAACGGTAAAAGAAATTACAATTAACCTAGGGGATAGTGCAATGGTTTCAACTGAAGCTATACGTGCATTATTCGACCAAGTAAACGAAGAAATAGGGGATGGTATGGTGATTAGAACATGAAAAAGCCTATAATTGGATATAACAACGTTTCTGCTGATTATTCAACATTAACTGCAACATCACAAGCGGTAGATTACGAGCCTATAAACTGTACTACATGGCTTCCATACGAATGGTATGGAGTTGCAACTACGGGCATTAATTACGTCACATGGACTTTTGCAACAGCTCAAGACGTGGATTACATTGCATTATTCAGTCATAATCTAAGTGAGACAACATCGAGCGCAGATTTTGAATACTATGACGGTGCAGACTGGCAGCCTTTAGTAATATCTATGGACGGCTCAAATAGTCAAGTAATTATGAGAACATTTACTTTAGTGTCATCAACTCAATTCAGATTAAAACTTACAGCAGGTACTACTGATTTAAAAGTCGGTATTTGTGCTTTTGGTAAGTATATGGAAATGGAATACGGGCTAGACGGTCGTTTCTCATTACCTCACTTACAATCAAATGACAAAGTGCTTAATGGGATGAGCGAGACAGGGCTTCTTTTAGGACGCTCAGTAATAGCTAAAAAAGGAACTGCATCTTTTAACTTCAGTGTTATTACTAGACAATGGGTAGAAAACAACTGGCTTACATTTTTGACTCATGCTAAGATTAAGCCATTTTTTGTTTCATGGAATGATGATGATTATCCAAATGATGCAGTATATTGTGTAACTAATGGAGAAATTCAAGCACCTAGATATAATGAAGGTGATATAATGTCTCTATCTTTAAGATGTGATGCATGGCACACATTAAGGGTTTAAAATGGCTTTCATAGATAAAGCGAAAGAACTAGGACGAGAACCGCTAAACATCGCGGAACTTGAATT